TCACCCGAAATCAGCCAAGACGCACTTCCACGTGGAGCCTTTGAGCCTGAATGCGGTGTTGCATCTCAACCGCGTTTCGCCGATGTTGAGCAAAGCCGCACATTCGAATTTCGTGGTCGAAGTCAACCAGCCGTTAATGGCGGACACGTTGATGGGAAGCAGACCAATCTTGGCATATAGATTTGCGTCTTCCTTCATATAATGGCCTATTATGGAAGCTGCGATTTTAAGCCTACGCATACAGTCCTCCGTTAGAATACGCTCTACATGCGCCGGCTTTTGCCGACCACGGAAGATGTCGATGGCATCGCATGACATGCGCGCGCCCAATAACGCCAAGGAATAGGCTTGCTTCGCGTCCCACGGTGTGGAATCGGACCGGATAACATGGAAGGGCACCCGCATGCCGGATAATTGTGTTTCCAAAAACCCATCATATATGTGAGCAAATCGATGGAATCGTTGGAATGAAGCCGTTTCAAATGATTCTCGTTTTCCTGCGCCACTTGAAATACCACCTCGAGAATGTCAGTGGATTCGCTATTTTTCCACTGCACCACCCACCACCTCTTCGGCTGTCGACGCGCGCAAAGTGAAAGAGAGGCGGAGCCTTGCATTGCCTGACTCCGCCTTCCATGGTGTTTTCTTGTGTTTCGACTTGCATTACTTTATTTACTGTGCTAATATATTTTATGTCAAGGAAAGGAGGTGAACATGGAAAACATCTGGCAGACCGTCAAGGACATCGCCGCGATACTCGGCGACATCGGCTCCGCGCTGGTCGGAATATCAACCGTCATCCTGATATTCATCCACCGGCCAAGCCGCCACGGACGGCGCTGAAAACCGAGTCCCGGATTCTCTACCTATCCGGGACTCGGCCCCACCAGATTAACCCATGAACATCATGAAGGACAAACTCATCAAAATCGCGTTCGCGGCAGGAATCGTGAGCCTGCTGCTCGGCGTCGGCGGCAAGGCCCTCCCGGCAGGCACGCTCGGATGCTTCGCCGGAATCCTCGCCCTCGCCTCCACGAAATGGGAGGACGGCGAATGACCACCGAATACCTGGGCGTCACCGACGTGGCCAAACGGCTCGGCATCAGCACGGCCGCAGTCAGCGCCTACAAGCTCCCCGAGCCGGACGCCACGATCGGCCGCACTCGCGGATGGCTCCCCGACACCATCGACCGATGGAACGCCAGTCGTCCCGGTCGCGGCGTCGGCGGAGGACGCCCACGCAAGAACAAGACCGAATAACAAGAAAAGCCCCTCCCCCAGCCTTGGCTGAGAGAGGGGCAACTTCGTATGGACTTAGCGGCAGCTTAACAGCTGTTAAGTCCGATACGAAGTTCTGTTAAGTGTTGTCGCTGATTTTGTGGCAACGCTTAATCTTTGTCGGAATCATCGTCCGGCTTGGTGGCCGTGAGCTGGCTCACGCCGATCAGGGCGCCGACGAAAACGCCGACGGCGTTGATGGTCGTGACGATCTCGCCGCAGTGAGGCAGTCCCCACTGCGGGCCGACCGCGCCGACCAGCCATGCGACGGCCGGCAGGGCGATCAGCGCGACCCACTTGAGGATCTCGTATGCCTTGTCGGGCAGCAGATAGTCGAGCTCAGTCTTGGTGTCCTTGTCCATTCCACACCTCCTTTATGTGTTGCAGGAACCGGCTCCACAACGCTTAATCGTGGAGCTGGAGTCCGGTCAGCGGAGCCGCTGGCCTGGATAGATGGTGTACGGCGGACGGAGGCCGTTGCGCTGGGCCGCGGCGTACCAGCCGGATCCGTAGATCTTCCACAGGCTCTCGCCTGCGCTGACCACGTGCGTAGACGAGTAGGTCGTGGACGGCGTGGAGACGGTGGACGAGCCGTAGTAGGTGATCGTCTGGCCGACGTAGATCCGGTTGATGTTGCCGGACGGCACGCGCCATGCGGAGGCCGGCTTGAGGCCGGTGCGCTCGGCGATGGCCGACACGGTGTCGCCGGAGCGGACCACGTAGGTGCGGGTCGTCGTGCGGGTCACGGTGGTCGGGCCGGAGTACGTCGAACCGGACAGGCGGCTGTTGACGATGTTCATCACCGCCTGGTAGTTGTCGCCGAGACGGGACTGCCGATCGGCGCCGTTGCCGTAATCGCCGCGGATGACGGCGGTGGCCATGGCGTTCAGGTCGGTGGTGTTGGTCGTCCGCTTCTCCACGTGGACGTTCGGCGTGCCGGTGGATCCTCCGGTGGTGGAGCAGCCGGCGCGTTCGCCGCAGGCGATCTTGCGCCATGCCGTCCTGTCTCCGAAGAATTTGTCGAGGTCGAGCGGTCCATGTCCGTTAAGGTAGCCGGTGCTCGTGTACTGGAGCATGCCTTCGCCATGCGATCCGGCGAGCCATGGGGAGTCCTGGTAGCCGGTCGCGTAGTTGTTGGCGTACTGCGCCGCCCACAGCATGCACTTGGCTCGGACGTCCGCCGGTATCTGGCCGACGAAGCCCTTGGAGCAGTAGACGACGGGCCACACTCCCGTCCTGGCGTGGACGCGGTATACCCACGTCCGCACCCAGTTGCTGTTGCCCCACGCGGCGTTCTGGTATGGCTCCCAGTCGAGGACGAGCATGGCCTTGCCGACGTATCCGGTGATGTGGTTGACGAAGTTGTCGGCTTCGGTCGTGGCGTCCATTCCGGACGCGTAATCGTACAGGCCTAGTTCCTTGCCGGTGTTGACGGCGCCGGATGCTTGCTGGCCCCAGCTGGAGTTGATGTACCAGCCCTGGTTGACCTTGACGATCGCGAAGTCGGCCGGAGCGACCTGCGTGATGTCCGGGGCCTGGTAGCCGGATACGTCGTATCCGTTCAGGTCGGCCATCGCGGCGGGCGCCACGGCCATGGTGATGGCCATGACCACGCCGGTCACCGCCAGCCGGATTCGTTTGAGCCACGGAGGCTTGTGCTTGCGCATTCATTTCCTTTCTCTGAAAACGGGAAACCCCACGTTTTCACGCGGGGTTTCATGGTTGATGGCGTCACATGTGGGCGCCACGATTGAAAAACAGGACGAGCGCGACGGGACCGATCCAGGCGATGACGAAGGTCATGCGTCCTCCACGGTCTCCGGCGCCACGTCGGCGCGCAGCTCGTCCGGCAGGTGCGGTTTCGGATGCCGCTTGAGGAAATCGGGCTCGGCAATCTCGCAGAACTGTTGCAACCAATGGAACAGCTGCCTCGTGTATGCGGCGAGCGCGAAGTATTTTCGCTGCTGATCCTCCAGGTGCTGGATCTGCTCCTCCTGCGACTCGACCTGTTCCCTCAAAGGCTTGATGACGGAATCGGTGAGGATGTCGCAAGCCTTCGCGGCGATGTCCGCGGTGTCCTTGCGTCTGCTGGAGATGGCGCCGATGATGGCACCCACTCCTCCACCGCCGATCAGGGCGACGATGAGAGACGTCCAGAATTCCGTGCTTGAAAAGAGGTTAAGCGGCGTCATCCGAGCTCCATGGGTCGAGGCGCTTCTGGACTTCGTCGCGCAGGTTTTTGGGGATGGAGTCGATGGTGCGGGCTCCGGAGCGGACGAGGTTGGCGTAGATGGCGATCATGGCTTGCTGCAGGGTGTTCATGCTTGCTCCTTTGCTCCGGCATCGTTGGCGGACGCTGTGGTGAGTTGCGCCTCGTAGAGGGCCGCGATGGCGGTGGCGTTGTCGACGGCCTGCTGCTCGAGCTGTGCGATGCGCTCCTTGTCGTCCATCGATTCGATCTCGGCCGATTGGATGAGACTGTCGAATTGCTCGACCGCCTCCTGTTCGGTCAGGTCGCGGCACAGGTAGGTTTCCTGCGCCGTGTATTCGGTGGTCTCGGTGCCATCGGTGCCGAGATGCTGGACCTGCTTGATGTCCTCGCGGAGCCAGATGTCGGCGAGGCCGTCGCCCCGCCTGAAGTATTCGACCTTTTCCAGCGGTGTGGCGCTGGTGACGAGTTTGCTCATCTTTTTTCCTTCCTTGGTTGTTGGTTGGCGCGGGCCAGCGTCCGCTTGGCCATGCGCATTGTCTCGTCCACCTGCCGGCGGCGGCGCACGAGCGTCGAGTCGGAGTGGATGAAGTATCCGTAGTAGCTGGCGCATCTGCGCGCCAGTGTCAGGTTCCTTGGGTGTCGGCGGAATCTGGCGAAGGTCCGTCCGGCTCGCAGGAATATGCCGGGTCTGATGTTCGTCCGGCCGGGCCGGAACGTGTAGCCGACCATGTCGATTGGTTCGATGCCGACGTGCTTGACGTTCCATTCGGGGTGCATGTCGAGTTTGAGCCGGTCGTGCGCGAAGGTGGTGATGCGTCTTGCCGCGATCGACAGGTCGCGTTTCGAGCGTCCGAGCAGCAGGATGTCGTCCATGTAGAAGAGGACGTGGGTGACGAGCCTTCGCTTCGTGGTGGTGCCGTCCCTGTGCCGTCTGGTTTTGGTGAGTCCGTGCTCGCAGAAGTGCCAGATGGACGACAGGTAATAATTCGCCAGGTATTGGCTGAGGTAGCTGCCGATGTTCAGGCCGTTATCGCCGGCGTAGGAGTCGATGAGGTGGAAGACGAGGCGCAGGAGCGTCATGTCGCCGACGTCGTGCGAGAGCATCGCCTTGAGCGTCGGCCGATCAATCGATGGATAGCATTTGCGCACATCGAGTTTGACGAAGACTTTGCTCGATGGTTCGCGGATCCATTTGCGGATGGCACGTCGTGCGTCGTTGGTGCCGCGGTCCGGGATGCTCGCGGTCTGCCATCGTCCTATCTTCGCGTCGAACAAGGGCATGAGGGCGATGACCGCGACGTGGTCGAGGATCTGCTGTTCGACGGCCTCACGGCCGATGACGCGATGCTTGCCGGAAATCGGTTCGACACGGTTGAAGTATCGGATACGTGGATGGTCGAATCCGCCGGTCCTGATCTGGCCGGCGAGTCTGATGGCGAGGTCGTCGAGGTCCGGGTGGTGTTCCAGGAATCTCGTGACGTCGCGTCTTGATGTTTTGCCTTGCAGGTAATGGTCTATGGCCTTCCTGACGAAGGCCGGTGTGCCGCAATGCGTGTGACGGCAGTAGGTTTTCAATTGAGCTGTTCCTATCTGGACTTTGCGCGGCTGTCGATGTGGCTGGATGGGTTCATCTACCGGCCGCGTGCTCGTGTTGCATTTTCGGATCTGGCCGTGGCATGCCGTCTGGCTTAGATCGTGGCCGACGGTAATCGGAGTGTTCTGATGTTTTCGACAGGATTGTCCAGGTATGCGGCCGCCGATGTTCCACCTGCGGTTCGTCAGGTCCCTGTTCAGGTTCGCGTGGAACGCGCCGCAGTTCGAGCCATCCCTGAGATTGCCGAACCGGTGCACGACGCGAAGGACGGTAGGCGCGCCACTCCGAGTCCCACATGTTTTTCAGCGGGACGATGAGGGGGCTTGCGCCCCCTCGCTGCGCTCACCCTCACCGCTCTCGGCTCACGCCTTCGAGCGGCCGAGCGCGGATAGGCGGCCGCCGATGTTCCACCAACGGTCCGTCAGGTCCCCGTGCAGGGTCGCGCGGAACGCGCCGCAGCCCGAGCCATCCCCGAGACCGCCGAACCGGTGCACCTGCCGGAGCCCCTGCGCCTGGACCGGATTGGCGTAGACGGCGTCGGTGAGGCCGGTGCTGGAGGTGGCGCCGATGCCGGTAGGCAGGAACACGCGCCCGTCGACGACGTTGAAGTCCTCGGCGAAGCGCGAGCTCGCGTCGTTGGTCTTATCGCGGGTCGGAAACTCGCCTACGAGAGTGTAGTTGTCGGTGCTGGTCTTGGATGCCTTGGTGATGTCGTGCACGAGGTAGAGGGCGGTGTGGGCGATGCTGGCGGCGTCCTTGTAGGCGTTGACGATGGCGTCCGCGTCGACCTCGTAGATGCCGTTGCCGCGTTCGATGCCCTGCAGACGCACCGGCTGCCATCCGGCGTGGTCGGCCCGCGGGCGTCCGTCTCCCCTGCCGCGGATGGAGTCGGTGGCGCCGGTCTTCCACGGCATGGTGCTGACGAACGCGGTGGTCGTGGTGGTGATGGCGGCGCCGTCGATGTTGAGGGCCACGTTCGTCGCGTCGATGGTGGTCTTGGACAGGACGGTGCGCGCCTCGGCCACGGAGTGGTTGGCCGCGTTGTTGCGTTCCTTGTCGGTGCCGATGTTGATGGTGGATCCGACGAGGATGTTGTCGGCGGTGTCCTTGGCGATGATGACGCGTTTGGCATTGGTCTCGGCCTTGGTGACCGGCACCTGAGCCGTGTAGTTTTCGAAACAGCCGCCGAGCGCCGCCTCCATGTCCTTGGTGGCGAATTTCAGCATGAGCATCAACTGGAAATAGAAGACGTCCGGCTGGCATTGGCCGGCGTACCCCTTACCCTTCTTCAGGGCGAGGTCGATCTGGTCGTTCTGGCAGCCGAAGCCGGGGTCGATCTTCTGGCTGCTCCAGGAGCGCGGTATGCCGCCGGACAGGGATGCCGCGTATTTCGCGAACAGCAGGCATGGGCGTTCGGTGCCGTCCGGCAGGAGCAGTCCCGGCATCGGTTCGAAGCCGTCGTACTGCTCGTCGCTGTAAAGCAGTTCGATGTGGTTGTCGTCTCCGTCGATGCGGAAATATCCGGGCGCGACCATGACGAACACGTCTCCGTTGGATCCGTCGCGGCGGAATCGGCTGTCCCCTTCGATGGCGGTGATGTGCGGCACGCCGGAGTCGTCCACGGTGGCGTTCACATCGCGCCATTGGAAGGCGTTGAGGTAGGCGTAGTCGTCGCGTCCGGCGTTCGCGGCGGTGGATACCGTCACGGACAGGTTTGCGTTGTCGTGGGTCTTCGCGCCTGTGGGCACATGGGAGAAGGAGTAGCGAGGGAACTGCACGCCGTAGATTCGGCCGGAGCGGTGCTGACTGTAGAACTCCTTGACATTCGCGTATTCGTGCTTCGATTCGTCGTAATGGAAGGTCGTGCCGTCCACGTCGGTCTCGCGCAGGGCGCGCATGATCTTCGCGAAATCGCGCAGGCGGATGAACTTGTCCGGATTTGCCATTTTCTGTCCTTTCTCAGTTGCGGATGGCGGCCAACGCCCAGTCGATGTCGGACTGGTCGATGTCAGCCAACGGATTGCCGGTACCCACCGGCGTGAGCGTGGTAGAATCAACTTCAACCAGATCGGAGAAATTCAACACCGAAGTCGAATCCGGCACCTGCACGACGCGAATGAACCGCCATGAATCGGTGCTATCGCCGATGGTCACCTCGTAGGCGAACGTGTTATCGGTCGGCGGAACGGTGACGGTCGCGGTGCCATACTCGTCCAGTCTCACCTCGAACGAGTCACGCACCACGATGCGCTTACCGCTGTTGAAACGGCTCGTCGGAATCACGTGAACCGTCTCACCGGCCAAGTCGGCGATGCCATCCGCACTCGGATGACCGAAATCGAATTTGATCTGAGTCAAAACATCCTCCTTAAAAGAAGCGTTAAAAACAAAACCCGTCGAAATCGACGGGTTTAAAAACATGAACGGAGAATCATGGATGTGAAACAATAAGAAACCCACACGCATGTCAGGCCAACGACAACACGACAATGTGTGGGATTATTCAAAAACAAAATTGGAAAGGAACCAATGCTGTTCGACACGTTCGTAAACACTGTTTGGAAACCATCATGCGTGAAACTACGCGAATGCACTCTAGTGGGATACGAAAGCGCTTTGAACCGTCACATCCTCCCCAAGTGGAGCGGAAAAGACCTGGACTCCATCACGGTGGCGGACATCGAATCATGGTTGGCCTCCTTCGACAAGCCGGGAGCGGCGCGAAAAGCATGGGCCGTGTTCCGTGCGATTCTCAGGCTCGCGTTCCGGCGCGGCATGACGGACAATGATGTGACCAGAAGGGAAATCAGACTCCCCCGCCTACGTCACTATGAGCCGCGAGTGTTGTCGGCGCAGGAGGTGCGCAAGCTGTTGAAAGGCTTCTACGGGCATCCGCTCGAAGCATGGCTGTTGGTGTCGGTATGCGCCGGTTTGCGCCGTTGCGAGTCGGTCGGCATCGAATGGGCCGACCTTGACCTTCGACGCGGCACCGTCACGGTGAAACGTTCCGTGCAGTGGGTCGCAGGACATGAGACGGTCACCGAGCCGAAGACCGATTTGAGCCGTCGAACCGTGGCGTTGCCGCGATTTGCCGTCAAGCGGTTGGCGGAACTACGGCACGGCACGAAGACCGGCAGACTGGTCGGCAATCTGAACGCGAACCAAGTGGCAAACCGCTACCGCAGTTGGTGCAGGCGCATGAAACTCCCCTGCGTGCCTCCACGCAACCTGCGCCACACGTTCGGCACATTGGCGATCAAGGCCGGAACCGACATCAGCGTGGTCGCACGGCAGCTCGGACACTCCGACATCCAAACCACCGCACGGTATTACCTCAAGCCCGATCTGAACGTCCTCAAAGACATGCAGAAAGCATGGCAGAAACTCATACTGACCTGCTGATAGCATTCCGTAACCCTGTACAATGCGAAGGGCTTCACGGTCATCCGTACTGGCATGATGATGCTTATCAAATACGCTGGTTCGTTCACGAGCGGCAGTTGGGATGCGGTGCAATGCGGCTACGTGCTGCCGGTCGAACTGCGCCCGCCCGTCGAAGTCAACGCAATGGTATGCGTGTCCAACGGGCAGACGGCACGAATGCTTGTCGCCAATCCGGACGGCACCATCAGGTGCGCGAATATGGGAGCCGCAGGAAGCAACCAAGGATGCGCCGGCTCGCTCTGCTATCCAATCTCATGACGCATAGCTTTCCGTAACCCAACCGTGGAGACCGCCGTATGCGAACGACAGCCTCACGCTGTGTCGGGTCGGACGCACAGTCACGGTCAACGGCAACGTCAAGTTCACCGGCAGCGGAACACAGAACTACACGACGGCGGTTGAGACCATCCCAGAAGCGTTCCGTCCACTCGCCGATCAGAGCATCATCGCGTTTCCGTCCTGCGGTTTCAGCCTGCTTGTCATGCGTGACGGGAAGGTGCAGATGCTTGGCGACCCGAAATCTGCCTACTCCACGGCGCACGGCTGCTGGATAACAGCACAGTAGCTTTCCGTAACCCTCATCAAGGCGAACGACAATTGGGCAGTGGATTACCGCACCGCGTTGGTCGGCGGCATCCTGTTCATTTCCTTCCAGGCAAAACGCATTGCCAAGAATTGGACGGCCGACGCCGTTTGGCTGACCTCACCGCTGTTCACGTTGCCGGACGGATACCAGTGCGCTTTTGAATGCCAGACGCCTTGCGTTTCCAACAGTTCCATCGGCGTCCATGGCATCTTCGTCTCGGCGGTGTGCAAGGACATCGCCCTGCGTGCCGCCGACAAGATGACACTGTATGCCGACTCAGGCTGGGTCGAGGGCTGCATCACAGTACCGCTCGCCTAGGCGAATGTCACGCCATCTGGCACGGGGATAATCTTCGAGAAGCATTGGATGACATCGTTTGGCCCTACACCGCCGATGAGGGCCACCGACCCGTCCGTGTTCCAAGTCGCCTGTTTTCCGTACGCGATGCCGGCCACATTCGCGACGCACCCCAAACCGACCGCTTTGGAGGGTTTCACGCCCGATTTGAACATCCAGACGGTGAAGTTGCCGATGTTCACGGTGCTTCGGAACGATGACAGGTCAACGAAGATCAGACCATCCCTGACCTTGATGGTGTTCGAAGCGCTGTAAGACGCCGGAACGAACGAGCCGGTGGACTGCCATTGTAATTGGCACGTCTGGGTTACGGAAAGCTATTTCACCGGCCAACAGCCGCAGACGCGGAAATAATATCCGCTGTTCATGCTGCCGCTGATCGTGACCTTGCCGCCAGAATCGAATGACAAGGCACCATGCTGCCCGTTCACACCTTCCAGCAGTATCGCGCCTTCATCCTCCGGCAGGAAACCGGCGTCCATCGTCTCATTCACGGTCTGGCCGTTGGAATTGATGTCGGATGTGAAGGACGTGTTGCCAAAAGCGAACGCCATCCTGCCGACTTTGGCGAGATGTACCGTCATGCCGTAAGGCCCATGCCAGATCTGCCGTTCAAGGGTTACGGAATCCCACAAAGCCCCCCTAGGCGTGAACAGGCGCACCGGCGTCCCGACCGTGATGCCGTCGAGCGGGATACGCCACAACGGCATGTACGCGTCAACCGCGCCGGACAGTATCTTCCCTGACGGAATGGTCGGGTCGGCGGCGGTCGTCGCGTTCGGCGTGCCCTTCAACACGGTCAATTCCACCAGCTCATTACCGGTCTTGGCATCTCGATGGTAATGCGCGGCGATGATGTCGTTGCGTTTCATGCCCTGCGACCCGTTGGAGATCGTCACGGATTCCGCCGCCGTGATATGCCAGTCCAAGCCTTGAATCGACGCGCACCCGGTGCCGATCGTCGCCCTGTTGGACGAACTCATCGAACACTTGAACGCGTCGCCCCAGTCGAACACCACGTCGGACTTCGAGAACTTGGCCTGATGGATGATCGCCTTGTCCTCGCTCGAAATATGAGCCGTCCCGGCCTTGCCGTCAACAAGTTCGATGGTCACTGTTCAGCCTCCTTCAACCATGCCTCAAAAGAAGCGTCGTCCTTCTGCATGAACGCCATGAAAGACGCATTGCATTGTGAGCACAATTCGTAGATGTCAGGCGCCACATCATCCGCGATGCGGGTCGCCTTGCCAGCGGAATACCGGCGCACGGTGAACCATTCACGCGCCTCCGTATCGCCAGCTGCGACATACGCGGTCTTGCCGCACTTGTCGCACACGTACTTCGAGTAACCGTCAGACTTCACTATCCAATCCTTTCAAACATGGAACAACCAAGCGAAGGCAACCGCCTCCACGTACCACCGAAATCAACGGAAGGGTCGATGCCGGTCGTGTTCATCACCACATAGCCGATCGGAAACACGACCCTCCCGGAATCGCCGCCGCCGACATGCGCGCTGATGACACCATCCACGCTCACGATCGAGGAACCGTCCACCCTCACGCCACCCAACACGTCCGTGGACGCCTTCGGCAGCGTGTAGGCGTTCGCGCCCCGTTCGACCGAAGCGAGCTTCGACCGCTCGCCATCGGTCATCATGCCCGACTTCGCACTGTCGGCAACACTCTTCGCATCAGACGCAATCGACTCGGCGTTCTCGGCGGTCTGATTCGCCTTGCCGATCTGCGCCGCGAAACCGGAAGCCGTCCTGTTCGCCGAATCGGCAACCTGCCTGACGGAATCCAAATCCTCGGAAGCGACCTCCGCGTTGATCGTGCCGCCTGAAATCGACAGGCCACGGCCAGCCGTCAAAGACACGCCACCACCAGTCGAACCACCGGAAGCCGAAGAGGAAGAACCGGAATAGTTCGCATTCGCCGACCGCACCGGCAGTCCGACCTCGAGCGTCGAAGCCAAAATCCCAGAATCGATTTTCACGATCCGCTTCGTCACCACGGCGGTGACGTTGACACCGGAAGCCTGATCCGTCGCAACAATCTTGTCATCCACGCGCAGACCATCGCCGACCTCATCGGACAACGTCACCTCGACCGAACCACCGGTCTGCAGCTCCTGCAGATGCTTCTTCGTCTCGGATTGCAGCGTGGACAAATCCGCGTTGGAATAGTCGTAGGTGGCGCATACCTCATCGACGCCAATGAGTGTCTGCGTCTGACTCACCGCACCGGCTGCATCGGCGAAATAATTGACCACCAGACGATCCTTGAGCTCCTGCGAGCCAAGGCCGATAAGATGATTCACCGCGCGACGGTTGGTTTCGGCCTTGAAATCCACCAAGTCGGAATCGATCGTGTTGTCGATGATGCCGACCGGCGTGATGCCAAGCAGAATGTGATTGTCCTTGGCTTGGAAGTCGAGGCGTCTGCCGCAGGATGCGAGCAGATTGCGGAATCCTGTGTAGGCGTCCACATAACGTGGATTCCGGAACATCCAATTCGACAAAGCGGAAGCATCGGAGGAATCGACGGTAAACACCGAATCCAAACCGATGCGCTTCAAAAGGCTTTTGAGAATGTCAGGCAGCTTGCCGGAGACGGTCAGGTAATCCTGATTCGCGTCCGGCTGCAATATCTTCGCCGCCAACATGCCAGTCCACGATTGGCCGATCCACATGGCCGTGGACACGCCACCGGAAACGGTCACACGACGGTCGATGATCCGGCCGCCTACGTCACTGCCGTCAAGCCAGAAATACCAGCCACGTTCGATTTCCGGCGCATCCGGATCGTCGATGGTCAGCTCGAAGTCGTTTTCGTCCGTACCGCAAGCCCAATCCAACGTCACCTGCGATACGCTCGCACGTGGCGTCAGCTTGCCGTCGGCGAGGATAACGTCAGCCAAGGCACACCTCCAGAAACGTCGAACATGGTCAAATCGATGCCATAATTGCCGGAAACCGTCAACAGCGAATCCCCAGCCGGTATCGGCTCGAAAACGTATGAGCCGCTTCCGCTGCCGTTGCCACGAACGCCCTTGTCGAAAACATCCGAAACGTCGCCGTTTTCAGCTGTCAACGTTATCGCCTTCCGCAATCCAGTGGCCGACAGCGACACATGACCGCCTTCCGGCACCGTCACGTCAACCGCGTAAGTGTTGCCGCCGATGCGAAAGGACGGGTTGACGCATGGGCCGAAAATGACCGCAGTGAACTCGGCGGCCTTGCCGGTCGGATTATTCACCGTCAAAGCGATTTTCGACGGAGCCAAATCGGTCGGCAAATCCAAGGGAAAGTCAATCTGCGAACCGGTCACTGCCGCCATCGGAAAGAAATGCTGCGTCGGCAGCGCGCGACGCCAGACGCCATCGCAAAGGACAATCGTGTAATCTACTTGCGCGTATTCCGGCCATGGCACGAGACCGAGCGATGAGCCGACGACATACGCCCGCTGAAACCATTCGCCATCCACCGTCAACATGCCTGGCGTAACCGCCTGCACGTCCGAATCGAAGGCCGTCTGTACCATATCCAGTCTTGACGGATCCGTGGTGCGGACGGTCATTTTCGCCGTCGAAGCGTTGCGGCTCACCGATTTGATGCCGCGAGTGGCCAAAGTGTAGGTCCATGCGTATCCGCGCATTTCCTGCAGTTCGGCGACCCACAGACTATCGGTGTTGAGGTCGATGACCGTGCCGTCATGCGACGTGTATCTAAGCTCGCGCATATCTGCGGATCATCCTTCCCAGGTCTCGGTCGCTGATGGACGACGTGTCGGCCGCCGCGCTGATGATCGCGCCAAGATCGTTGTGCAGGCTGGTTATCGCCGCCACCACGGAAGCGGTATCAACCTGTATACTGACCTGATTGCCTGTCATCTGATTGGCTGTGGCGAACACTTCGCGTGGAATCTTCCGCTCGTTCATCAGGCGCATGGTATCGACGCCGTAATAAGACGTGGCCGCAGCATTGTGCGTGTACTCGCCCGCGGCGAGACGTGCGTTGAGCAGGTACACGCTGTCACTCAGACCATTGCCGGGTGCCCATGCCGGATCCACGTAGCCGGAGAACATGCCACCTCCGGCGAACCGCTGGAAGGTGCCGTCGGTGAACATGCCGCCGGTGTAGCCGCCCACCTTCTTTGTTTTCTCCGTGACGGTGAAGCTCTTGTCGGCGATCTTGAAGTTGTTGATGGAGCGGAGCACCGGAGTAGCCCGGTCGTTGACCGATGCGGTGCTCTTCTTGTCGGTCAGCTTCTTGCGGTTGACAGCGTCGACCTTCGGTCCGGCCTTGTCGGTCGAATCGAGGGTGTTCTTCTTGTTGTTGAGCCTCCTCGCGTTCGCGGCGTTCGTCTTCGGCGTTGCCCTGTCGGTGGAATCCAAGGTGTTGCGCTTGTTTGACAGTTTCTTCGCGTTGGCCTTGTCTACCTTCGGCGAGGCGGTGTCCTTCGCGTCGAGTTTGGCTGTGGCTTTCTTGCCGTTGAGCTTTCCAATGTTCTTGGAGGCGGTGTTCGCCTTCTTGGATGCCTTGTCGGTCGCGTCGATGGTGGCGTTGACGTGCTTCTTGCCGAAGTCGTCCATCATCTTCCGCGCCTTCTTGGCGCTGTCCGTGGCCTTCTTGTCGTCGGCCTCGAGCTTGGCTTTCGCGATTTTCTTATTGAATTTGTCGAGATTGGTCTCGGCGCTCTTGGTCTTCTTCTTGGCCTTGGAATCGTCAACGTCAAGCTTCGCCTTGTTGTTGTCGGCGGTCTTCTTGATGTTGTCGATGGAAGCCTTGATGCTGTCGGAACTCAGACCCCAACGGTCTGCCAAGGCGTTAGCGGCCTGTTCGCTCATACCCGAGGCTTCGGCCTGTCGGATGATCGCGTCACGCGCGTCCTGCAGTACGCCGTTCGCCCGTTCGATCTCGCCGCTACTGAAACCGGTGCTCTCGCCCTGCTTAAGTATCTTCTCCGCAGCGTTCTGCGCGCTGCTGGCGATATCCTCCAAAGCCTGCTTGGTCTTCGTGCCCTTCCCGGAAAAACGGTCAAGCAGATCCCCATTCTGGTTGAACACCATGCCGTTGTCCTTGCAGGTGTCCGACAGTTCGCCGATCTTCTGATTCAACTGGTCGACCGCCTGGTCGGCGGTCAGGTTGCCGGACTCCAACCCGAACAGCGCCTTGACGAGATCGTCGATTTGGCTTGACGCGTCCGAAGCGGAAGAGCCAACCTCCTTGTTCGCATTGGCGGCATCCTTCGCGGCCGACGCCGACTTTCCGTCGGCGTCCACGGCGTTCTTGGTGGCTGCGGCCTTCTGCTTGGTCTGTTCCTTGGCTTCGCTGTATGCCTTGGCTTCGTCCTTGATGCTGTCGCGCATCTTCTGCGCGACAGCCATCTGCGAATGGCCCTGCTTGCCGTATTCCTTCAACGCCGCGTTGACCTTGTCAGTCGCGTCCTTGTTGCCCATGGCTGCGCTGGTCATGTCGGTCAAGCTGACCTTTGCCTCGCCCATCCAATGCGTCATGTCGGCTCCGGCGAAGTTCATCTTCTGGTAGGAGTCGGCGATGGTGCTACGGACGTCACTGCCTGATTCAAGCGCGGACTGGAGCTGTTCGGTGGCCTCCTTGGCCTTCTGCTGGCGCCCAATAAATGAGGTGAGCGCCACTCCGGCGACAGTGAGGGCGATGCCCCACGGCCCACCAAGCAAACTCATGACACTGCTGCCGACCGCCTTGAAGCCAGCGGTCTTCAACTGCGCCTTGGACGCGGAAGTTCCGAACGCCTCCATCTGCTCCTGCGCGCTCATGCTGCTCGCACGGAACATCTGGAAAGCCGTCTGCGCGGATCCGAGCGCCGTCTTGACGCGTTGGATCGGATCGATGGCCAGACCGATGTTGTTGGCCATCGTGCTGGTGCTGCCGTTGAGATTGCCCGCGGCCTTGTGCACCGCTCCGAACACGCCGGCCAATGATGCCATGACCACGAGCGTCTGCTGCACTCCGGACGGCAAACCAGAAAAAGCGTCCACAAGAGTGTCCAACCCTTGAACCATCTTGCGCAACGGGCCTTGAGCGCCCTCGCCGACGGAAATCATCAAGGATTCCATCGAACCGCCAAGATTCTCCAGATCACCCTTGAGATTGTTGTTCTTCGCGGCCGCCTGCTCGGCGGCGTAGCCGCTTTCGGACACGGCCTTCGTCCACTTGCGGACGCCACTTTCACCGGCATCGTAAAGATAGTTCGCGGCCTTGATGGCGTAGCTGCCGAAGATGGTCGCATTGGCCTGATTGCGCTGTTCGTCGGTCAGACCCTTCTCGGCCTTCTGCAATTGTCCGGCGAAATTCGCCATGCCGACGAAATGTCCCTGCGCATCATATGCGCTGATGCCGAGTTCCTTCATCGTGTTGGACGCTTCGGCGGACGGTGCGGCCAGCTTCATCAGCATGCTGTTCAACTGGGTTCCGGCTTCGGCGCCGATGGTGCCGTTCTGCGCGAACAATGCCAGCACGCCGGTAGTCTCCTGAATGTTCATGCCGAACGAGTTGGCCTGCGCGCCGCAATTGTTCAACGCCTCGCCGAAATCGGACACGTTGCCGACGGCCTTGCCCGCACCAGCCGCCAAAGTATCGGCAACCTGGGAAGCCTGAGAGCCTTTCAAATGGAACATCGAGAGCGCGTTGGCCATGTATTCAGCCGCATCGCCCACGGCCATGCCATCGGATGCGGCCAGATTCAAAGCGCCAGACAAGCCACCAGTGAGAATATCCGTGACGCTCATGCCGGCCTTGCCGAGATCATTGATCGCGTCGGCGGAATCCGAAGCGGAATAAACCGTGGAAGCTCCGGCTTCGATGGCGGCGGCACGCAGCTGGTCCATTTGAGCGCTGGTCGCGCCGGTGTTAGCCTGCACGGTGCTCATCTGCTGGTCGAAGTCTGCGGCCATCTTCACCGCAGCCACGCCGAAAGCGGCCACGGCCAAACCTGCTGCGGTCATACCACTGGCGATAAGCGCGGACTTGCGACCGGTGTTCTCCATACCGGATGCGACCGTTCTCGCGGTGCTTCCGGCGCGGGTCATCGCCGCCTCATAGGAGGCTGTGTCCGCCATCAACCGGATGACGATGTTCTTGTTCTCCGCCAAAGCATCCTCCAAAGATCAGGTCAAATGCGCCACCAAGGCGTTCGCAGCCGGATTGTCCCTGCCGTTGGCCTCTGTCCACCGTTTCATGGCCTGCTGCACGTGCGCCGTGGCCCAGCAAACACTGGTTTCGGCATGCAATGTAAGTTCGGCCTTCGGGTCTTGGCAGATCGAGCGCGGCAACCCGCATAGTGGGCACAATGATCGTTCGTATTCCGCCAACGAGCGCATCCACTCACGCTCCGTCTCATCCCACTCGACATCATCGCCCTCGCTCGGCGTCCAGCCCATGAATCGCTTGTAGCTGATGCCGAGCTGGCGGCAGATCTTAAGATCCTCGACTAGTTGCGGAGAACCTGCGAGGCGAGGTCGAATGCCGCTTTTGGGTCCGCTGCGGTGCCGTTCAGTTCCGCGATGGCCTGCCAGATCGGCGTGAACTGGCCATCGGTGAGTTCGTCGAACAGATTACGCCACGCCTGTTCGGTCTTGTCATCGTCGGCCACCGGCTTGCCGCCGATGGTCGCGGAATCAAGCATGAGCGGCAATGCCGCGGCTGCGGTGCCGAACATGTCGTTCGTGCCGTTCTCATTGCGGTGCGCGGCCAATGCCTGCGCCCACTTACTGACCGGCAATGCCCGCAACGTGAGCTTCAATGTCTCCGCATCCGCCTGTTCGCGTAGCTGTTCGATGCGTTTGGCGGTGGCCTTAGCCTGCCGGTTCGTCCCGGCCTCCGTAATCTGTTCGCGCGTGGTCTCCTCGGCCAGCGTATCACCCAATCTGGCGATGTCCTCGGCGATCTGCTGGTTGAGGATGATGTCGACCTCGCGCGTGCGCCTGGTGACTTTAAGCATTGTTGTTCCTTCGCTCTAAGATTTCGTGTTCCTTTACCGGGAAAGAGAAAAAAGGTTCCCGCACCGGCGAAAGGGGTGAAAGTCCGATGCGGGAAGAATCAATCAGGCGACCTTCACGTTCTCCGCCCAGCCTGGAGCCCGGACGGAGAAATTGACCTTGCTGCGCAGGACGCTGTTCGCGGCGATCGCCACCTTGGCGCTCATGCCGACGCGGACCGCGTACACGTTCACGATGTCGCCGGCGACAAAAGTCGAATCCGTCTGCTTGCCATAGCGGCGCACGAAGTAGCCTTCCGCGCCCTCGGTCAACGTCTCCATTGCCATGTTCTGCGCGGAATGCGACGTGTTGGTGTTGTCGACGACCTCGACGCTCGGGCCACTGATCTTCTTGCGTCCGGGATTCTCGTAATCCTGCGCGCTGTTCTCGCGCTGGTCGGAGATGGAATCCTGCGACGGCGAGCACGACCAGCCGCCAAGGGTGACGTAGTTGCTCAGGTCGGTGCCGGCGCCGATCTCCGCAGCGGTCGGCTTCTGAATGTTTTTGATGGACGGCACCCAGATCGTGTTGACCAGACCGTCCGCCGGTGTGGAAGGAACTTCAGTTCCAAGAGTCAAAACCATGACTCCTCCTTATAAATATTGGGTCACATGCGTGACCAGTTGAATTTGAAAGTCAATAGGCGCACCTGATAGAGCAGGCTTGTGTCCTCTGCGGTGAGTCCGGCCGCATATGCGCCGGAATCGGAGAACAGGGTGAGACAGCCGGTGTCGAAGCCCTTGGCGACGAACCGTTTCCCGGTCAATGCGGGGACCATGAGGTCGTCGGCGATCACGTTGACGGAATCGGCCGTGGTGCTCACGATGCGCACCTGCAACGTGCCGATGCCGCCCTGCAGGCGTTGCGTCTCGCCTACCACGTGGCCGGACGTGGTCACCGTCTCGATAATCCACGGCGGCTTGTCGGTAGGCTTCGGAGCGGTCTGCCGGTACACCGTCCACCCGGCGGCGGGCTGTGGGATGTGTTCGAGGATCGTGTCGGTCAGCGTCATGATCGATGCCATCTCAGACCACCTCCACGGCCGCCTTGGCCACGTGTTCGGCGAGCGCCGGCAGTTCCTTTTCGCCGTGCTCGTAGAATTCGTGCGTTCCGCCGCCTTTCGCGGTGCCGAAGAAGGCGATGTTGGCGAGACTGCCGGCGACGCCCTTCGACGGGCCGATCTCGGCCGTGATGCGTCCGGGCGTCGCCTTCACCTCGTAGGTGATGGGTATGCGCCGGAACGCCTTGTTGCCGGAACCGGAGAGGTCTTCGCGCAGATCGTTCTTGACGTTCTGCGCGCCCTTCTTCACGGCCATGGTGATGGCCGCGCGTCTGGCCACGCCTTTGGCGAGCAGTCGGTCTCCGAAGGCTGTCAGTTCGGACGCGTCGAACAGACTTGCGACGCTCATGCGTCCTCCTTCGCGTTCCATCGGCAGGCGGTGGCGTGCGTCTTCTCGGATTGCGGTGAGACGAGGCGGAGCCGTCTTCCTTTGAGCAGTGGGTTCGTGGATTCGGTGACCTCCACCACGTCCCCGGCACGCAGTCCAGCGGTACCGTATGGGAAATGCACATACAGGCTCCAGACGAGGCTCACGGCGCCCATAGCCTGGGCGGCGCTTCCCTCGGTCTGCTCGCTGGCGAGTCCGCCGGACGTCTGCACCTTGCACTTGCCCGCGTACACCGGTGTGGTGCCGGTGGTCGGCAGTCCGGTGTCCGGATCGGTGGTGGTATCGCCGGGGCGGGTGACGACGCACTGGTCGGTCATGAGGTCTTCCGCGTTGGCTCTGGCCTTGGCGAGGAAGGATGCGCTGAGTCTCATCGGAACACTCCTATAGAGGTGACGTTGGCGCCGAAGCGGTTGCGCAGGCTGCGCTTGGTCGATTCGGGCAGTTCGGTCACGTCGATCTGCGTCTCGTCGGATTGCGCGTAGCCGACCTGCGCGTCGTCGACGCGCTCGTAGCTGACGCCGACGTGGGCGCCGGGGCCGCCGTCCTCGAGCTGGTGAAGTCCGGCCGCGGTGTACGAGCAGACGAGTCTGACGATGTCGGCGGGTATCGGCTTCCAGCCGCCGGTGAAGGTGACTGTCACGACCGACGGGATGCGTCCGAATGGGCTCCACGGTTCTTCGCGGTAGAGCGAGGATCCGAGGAGCCTCCAATCGTCTACGGGCTTGCCGTCAACGAGCACCTTGGACACGCTTCTGACGGCCCTGCAGGGCAGGTCGAGTTTCCTGGACTGCTCTCCGGGGATGTCGACGGTCCACTCGCCGAAAGTAATCGGACAGCCGGCGGCCGAGCGGACGGCGTCGGAGACCGAGTTGAGCAGGCTTGACGCGGCCTGTTCGTCGGTCACGTCGATTCCGTAGCTCTCTAGATCGGCCAGTGTGGCCAGTGCGGTCATTTCAGCCTCCGATCATCGATGGCTCAGGCTGCGTCGCCGAGGGTCAGCACGACCTTGGTCAGGCATTCGGGGCGGACCACTAGGCCGCCGTACAGGTCAAGTCCGCGGACCATGTCCGCGAAGTCGTCCTGCATGCGCATTGCCTCTACCTTGTTGACCTGCTGGGCGAAGGTGGTGGCCGCGTTGGTGCCGGCGATGATGGACTGCTTGGACGGCTTGCCGGACACGGTCGGAACATTGTTGGATTCCACGACCGTGAAACCGCTGACGGAGCCGACCACGCCATTGAGCAGCGTGTTGTGGCCAGCCTCGGTGCCTTCGATGAAGCGGGAATCCTGCAGCAGGAGCGCGTAGAAGTCGGGGCTGACGACGATCCAGCGTCCCTCGGTCGGCACGTTCTGCTTGTCGAGCTGCTTACGTGCTTCGACGACCGCAAGATACGCGTCGGACGGAGTGGTGACAGAAATGGTCTTCGCCGGAGCCGTGGCCGCCTTGTCCATCAGGCCGGAAATGTACTTCTCGACGTTCAAGGCCATGTTGTAGGCGGCGGAGTTCGTGAAGTTGCCGGTCAGGTCAGCCTTCGCCTGCACCTTGTCGAGGTCGTTGACCTTGAAGGCGAAGTAGTCGGACTGGTCGATGGTGAGCGTGCCCTTGTTCGCATCGGTTACTGCGTCGACGGTGATGTTGGTGCCGCGGGTGTACTTCTTCACGGTCACGTCGTCGTATCCGGTGATGTGGACGGTGTCGCCGGCCTCGCGGATGTCGCCCTCATAATCGCGGTTGCACAGGCTCGGGAAGACGAGCTTCGCGCGCAGGGCTTCGAGGATGCTGGCGGACCAGACCTCGGGAATGAAATTGGTGATTGCCATTGCTGGCCTCCTTACTTGTTCTGGCGGCCTGCGAGCAGGTCATCCAGGCGGCCCTTGCGGCGCGCCTCCTCGATCTGCCTTGAGGTCATGTTCTTCAGGTCGTCCCTGGTGAGCTGTCCCGCGGAATGATCTCCATCGCGGGCGCCTGACGGCGGGATGATTCCGTTCAGGCCAGCCTTGTTCCCGCCTTGCGCGAGATACGGGTGTGCCGAGACCAGGGCGTCGATCTTGTCGCTGATGGCCTGCTGGTCGTATCCGCCCTGATCGTCTGCGGTCAGGTCGGAGAAGTCGATGAGTTTCAGGGCGTCGCCGGGGTCGATGAGCCTGCCGGTGGCGGCTGCGGTGACGTTGGCCTGGAGGACGCGTTTCTGCAGTCCGGCGATGGTGGCCTGGGCGGCGTCGAATTCCTCGCCGCGCTTCTGCCATTCGGCGACCTGCTTCTCGAGGTCGTCGACGCGGTCGGCCTTCTCGTAGGCGGCCTTGAGCTTCGCCTCGAGATCACCGTTGACCTTCTTCTGGCCGAGGAACTTGTCGTGCCAGTCGACGGGCGGCTCCTGCGTGTTCGGATCGCCGGTGTTCGGATCCTGCTGTTGTCCTTCGGACATGGTGTTTCCTTTCATTTGGTGTGGACCTCGCCGTTGCTGGCGAGCCATCTGCGGTACGAGTTCTCCGCCTTGGCCAGCACGTCCGGCGTGACAGGCGCGCCCGGCTGGTACGGGTTGCGGCCGTCCAATGCGGCCTCGTATCGGAGTCTCGCGTTCTCCAGGCGTTTCTGTGCGGCGGTCAGCTCCTCGTGGCGTCCCTGCCTCCATTCGTTGTTGTGGAGCCATTGGCTGCGGCGCAGGTCGGGCACCCGTCCCCGCCAGTTGTCGGGGAGGATGTAGCCTTCACGCTTCAAAAGTTCGATGGTCTGTTCGCGGGGCAGGTTGAAGCTGTAGATGCCTTCTGGTGTGAGTCTGCGGTGTTGTTGCTGGCCGTATTGGTATTGGCGGATCATGCGGCTCCAGCCGTATCGGCTGGTGCCTTCGCTGGTGGTCATGCTGATACGGCCGCGCCCGACGGGGCGCATGCCTCGGTGGGCGTTGACGACCTGATAGATGTCGGCGCCGTCTCTGATTGCCTGTGCGTCGGCGTGGCCGAAGATCCGGTCCTGCTCCTCCTCGCCCATGGCATTGAATCGGTCCATGGGGTTGGTGATCCATCCTTGTTTGGCGGCTTTGTCCTTGCCTTTGCAGGGGATGTTGCGTCCGTGGCATTTCGGGTGGCGGAGGAAGCCTTGGTTGTGCCGGTAGTATTTTCCGGCGAGGATGGCGCATCTGGGACAGCAGTCGGGTGATTCGACGCGCACGTAGCCGACGCCTGCGCGTTGGGTGATGCTGACGCCCATGGCGCTGACTGACGTGTCCTCGAGGGCCTGCATGGCCATCTGGCGGAGGGTGCGGCGTCCGGCCTGCATGGCGTCGTACGTGTCCATGCCGTTTTTGATGGCGGTCAGGGTGTGGGTGGCGGGGATGTCGAAGTAGGAGTCGAGGTCTATGCCGCTTGGGGCGTATCCGGCGCTGTAGGCGTTGGGGTTGGCGATGCCGTCCGGCGTGATGTAGTCGCCTTGTTCGGCGAGCATCAGTGTGGACGCGTCCATGGCGTCCGATGCGGCTCGGGCCTGCAGTGCGGCGAAGAGCATGAGGAAGTCGGCGTTGGATTGATGCCAGCTGTCACGCACCCGCCGCGGATCCACGCCCTTCCAGGTCTTGTCCGCTGCCCTCATGGCCAGCAGGCAGAGTCTGGCCAGTGTGTTCCGGCTGTCCGACAGGCTCTCCAGCGTCTCCATCGTCTACACCTCCGACCTTCAGGCTTCTCGCGATCTCGGTCATTTCGGGGTCGCGGCTCTCGTCGTCGACCATTCGCATGATGCGTTTGATGTCCTCTGGGCTTTGGCCCATCTGTTCGGCGATCCACTGCAGCGGGTAGCCGAGCTGCTTGTATTTGAGCATCGCGTCGGCCATGAGCGCCTCGCTGCGGTATTGCGGGGTCGCGAACACGACTTTGGAGTCCTCGAGGATCCGTGCGGATTCCATGTCGTCCTCGAGCGTCATGGCCATCTCGCAGAGTTCGCGGACAGGCTGGCGCATGAAGCTGATGCGCTCCAGGGTCTTGCTGACCAATCCGGCTTCTGCGACCTCGTATCCGGTGGCGGGCACTTCCGCGTTGGTCAGCAGGTAGTGGCCGGGCGTGCGGGTTTCGGCGGCGATGTGCTCGACGGCCTTCTGGATGATCGGAAGGAAGGCCTGCAGGTTGCTTGCCGTCCATTCGCCGATCGACACGTTGTCGCCGGTGATCTGCATGATGCGCTCCATGACCTGCTTGTCGAGGTTCACGGGGCGTTCGCCTACCTGTTCTCCGGTGTTCCTGTCGAAGACCGGTTCGGACAGGCTGTCGCCGCCGAGGATGACCCTCGCGGGCATGGACGCGAAGTCCAACGCGTTGAGCGTGTAGGCCCAGCAGACGTTGACGGCGTCCTGCATGGATTCGACCTGTTCGACGTCGCTGATCGGCAGGTTGTCCAGGAGCATCTGGTTGCGGAATTCGACCAACGGGACACGGCCGAGCGGATTCGGGCGGGCGGATTCCGGCAGGAACATCCACCCCTCGACTCCCGGCGGGAGCCTATCGCGTTCGTCGTCGCCGCCCGCGCGGACTCGGACCACGTCGAAGACCACGTCCGGCAGCAGCAGCGTGCCGAATTCGTGCTCCTCGTCGTAGCGGACCAGGAGGCCTGCGTCGACCTCGCCGGTGAGCGGGTCGTAGTGGACGGCCGCGCTGTCGGGGTGTTCGAAGCTGATGCGCGCCCTGCCGTCGGGCATCGAGGTGACCAGGCCGAACGCGCGGCCGGTGGTGGTCATCATCAGGGCGGTCTCCTGCAGTTTGCGGTCACAGTCGTTGCGTTCCCACACGCGCATGACGTGCGAGTCGAGTTCGACGTCGCCGTATGGGATGAAGCCTCTGAAGTGTATGCGTTCGACGGGCGCCTGCGCGACCGGGAGGCACCAGTTGTCGGCGAACCCGCTGAAACGGTCCGACATGTAGCGCTTGAACTCGTCGGACGCGAATTTCAGGGTGCCGCGTTTGCCGCGCACGTAGTCCGTGTGCTCCCTGATGTCCGGCCGGCGTTGCTCGATCTTCATGGCGAGCAGGTTCGCCATGCGGTTCACGTCGTCGGCGGTGCGGATCATTCAGAGCCCCCTTGTTGTCGAGCCGGTCAGCAGGTACGCCTTGCGTTTCCTGCCCCAGCCGGCGGCGCGCGCGTCGCATGCCGCCTCGTGGGCGAGCACGCTGGTGACGGCCGCGTCGATTTTCCTTGTCTGTTTCGGTTTGCCGAGCCCGTACCGTTCGCCGGATTTGGCGAAGCGGCGGGCGTTGCGCATGTGGGTGATGGTGATCGGGCAGCCGTCCTGCGTGATGGCGTGGTGTTCGAGGTCCGATTCGAAGCGTTTCAATGCCTCCCAGACGGCGGTGATGCGGCTGGAGCCGCTCATCGCCCAGGGAATGTATTTCTTCGGCCCGTATTTCGAGTCCCATGCCTCGATCTGCGACTCCCACGACACCTCGTCGCGGAATCCGGGGTCGCAGTAGGCGCGCACGATCTTGTACCGGTCGTTGAGCTCGTCCATGGCGGCGTTGACCTCGCTTCTCGGAATGCGTCCTCCCCACGTCTTCGGGTTCCAAATGGTGGGGCGCCGGTCCTCGCCGTAGCGTGGCGTGAAGATGAAGCCTTCGCGGGTTTCGGCCTTGATGCATGTCCAGTCGTCGTTCTCGGAGCCGTCGAAGCCGAGGCACACCTCGGTGCCCTTCGGTGGGTTCTCAAGCCAAAGCTCATGCTCGGACACGCTAATATCCCATGTTCCTCAAGACCGATTTTGACAAACTCTTCTGCGAGCGCTGGTAGTTCTGGTTTGTGATCTCCCTTGTCGTCGCTTCGCCGAAGGAATTGACGAATGCGCGGCTTGTGCCGCTTGATTTTGGTTGGCGTCGGATCTGTTCGTCGGAGATTCTGTCGCGCTGTGCCCTGGCGGTGCGGAATGCCTTGGAGGCTGCCTGGTATTTGTCGTAGTTCGCCTTGGTTGCCTCTGGAAAGACGCTTTCCGGCATGCGCTGGTTGTATTGCGTGGCTCCGTGCGCGGTTCTCTGCATGATTTCCGATGCGGCGTCCATGCGGTTTCCCGCGTCGCGCATCATCTTGGTGAGATCCGTGTCGCTTACGGATGAAAGGTCAGAGGAAGAGCCTCCCCCTCCGCCGCCATGTCCGCCACGTCCTGCGCCTGAGCTTGATCCTCTTCCGCCCATTTTTTCATCCTTTCCGCATTGCTGTTTTTGTATGTGATCACTTCGATGCCACTGAAGTCGAAAAACGGAATGGCATCTCCGTAGAGGAGAATCTTTTCCGGTGCGAGCCTGTCGATCGCATATCGCATGCCGAGCCGCCAATAGAGTTCTGCCGTCGGATTGTCGTTCACTCCGACCGTGCTTACCGCGACGGTGGAGTTGTTTGGAATGCCTGAAAAGCAGTACGGGAATGACTCTGGGCCCGCCCATTGAAGTGTTGGGATGACTTTCAGTCCGCAGGCCTGCCAGTATGCTCCGATCAGACGGCTTCGGAAGACGTTCCAGATCTTCATCGCTTCCGGCATGTCCATGTATGTGCTGAAATCGGGTGCCAGCACGCATTTGAAGCGTTTGAGCGGTACGATGTATCTGTCCGGCTGGTTCCAGACTCGCTGGAATTGGTAGTCGTCGATGAAGAAATGGATTCCGCAATGCTTGACTGTCTTTTTGCCGGTCGCGTAATTGAAGCCCATCAACGTGTCAGGGGGGGTGACGTCCTGTTTTGCAAGCATTGGCATGTCGTATCGGCCAACCGTCCGCACCTTTTGCAGCAGCGGAAGATTGTATTGCCTCATCGTCCGCATCCTTGATTTGTTGAGTGGTCTATTGTCCCGCATAGCAGCTCTCCCAAAGTCCGTCCTCGAGCCATGCGCCGCCTCCCTGCACCATGCGGTTGCCGAAGAAGCGTTCCGCCTGCGCGGGATCCTTCTCCATGAGGGCCTCGGCCTCCGCCTCGACGGAGTCCAATGGCACCCAGGGGCTGCCGGCGTAGACCCATTCGAGGATCTTGCGGCGTTCGCGCCGGTTGTTGAAGCTGTATGGTGTGCCGTCCTTGTGCCGCAGGTCGGGGTTCAGGTCGGGGTTGCGGTAGAAGATCCACACATCCGATGCCGATGTCTCGAATTGCTGTTGGGCATAGGAATTTTCGCCGGGGTCGTAGGCGTTGGTCCAGAAGTGCGTTCGGCCGCCCATGCCGGCGGCGCCGCGGCGTTGGGTGTCAGCCACGTCGAGCATGCCGTTCGACTTGGTGTACAGACCTGCCTCGTCCTGTTCCGCATCCGAAATCGGATTACCCAAGCGGCTGGTTGCCGAGGCGGTCACCACATCGATGCGGTCAAGGTCGAGATCGTCATCGTCCAAGTTGATTCCAGGACGCAGGATGCGGATGAAACCCTCGCGCACCTTGAGCAGCCGCTTCAACGGCCCGAGCCGTATCATGGCGACGAGTGGACGGTAGGCGTTGCGCACCTGGTCCTCGGAATTCGCGGTCAGCTGGATGAGTGGCGAAGGGTGACGCATGCCTTTCGGTTCGCCCGGATTGTAGTGGTAGACCCATCCGCAAGGGCAGCCGTTGTCGGAGCAGCGGTACACGTCGCCGGGCTTCGCCCAACCGGCGAACACGACCGGACCGCAGGCCTCGAGTATCGCGCATGAGGCCTCGGTCGGCCCCTTGCCGGTCTTCTGAGGTCCGATACATCCGGTCAGACGATATTGAAAGGCCTGGTTGAGGACGAGCGGATTATCCACCGTGACCTCCTCGGGAGGCACGAATTCCGCGTCCTCGCGCACCCGCCAGCGATGCGCGGCGTACCAGAATTGCCAATCGGACCAGCAGAATGGCTTGCCGCGGAGGATGCCGTCCGGCTGGCGTACATGCCTCCGCACCCACGCGTCCTGCAGGTCGGCCAATGTCGGGAAGTCGATGATCCAATCGTCGGCCATGTCACGCCCTCAGGCGACGTGGGAACTGGACGATCTTGGTGTCCATGCCGCTCTCGGCGGCCTCCGCGTCCGTGGCGGGCACCTCGTGGGCGGCCATGTCGACGTTGTCCTCGGAGATCTTCCAGCCGAGCGCCTGCAATCCGGCCTCGGACAGGCCGATGCGGTCCTCGAGCCTGATCTTCACGGCCACGTCAGCCGCCTTGGCCAATGAGCTCTCGCAGATGACGCATTCGCGGACATACGAAGCGATTTGATAATGCAGATACCGAAGCTGCGGCTGTTTCCACGCGCGCGCCTGCGGCAGACGCCACAACTGCCCCCACAGCTCGGACTCACGCTCATTCCAGGATTCCGAACCGGCGGTGTCCTCGATCCATTCCTGCGAGTCCTTGTCGAAATCGCGGATCACATACGGCGGTAGCGGGAATTTCGGCGGCCGGCCCTTATATTCGGTGTTCGGCAGGCTGCGCAAAGTGTATCCCCTGCGTTCGCTCGCTCCGCTCGACGGATCGGGCATCGGGCCAGACCTGACGCGTTTTCCTCCTCTTGGCATGGCTCCTCCATCGTCGGACGGCCTTGCGCCGTTCCTTCGCTGTGGGACGCAGGGCCTTTCGCCCGCCCCCTCTGAAACTTTTGAACCCTCCGCACCTCGGAGACAGCTCTCCGGCGGTTCTAGCCACCAACCCGTTAGGGGGCACCCCCGTGGGTGTTTCGGCGGGTTGATTTCGTTGATTTTCCAACGTTTTCCGATACCGCGCGTTCGGCTTCGCGGCGGGCTGCGAACCGAATTGGAAAAGACCTGATCGCTTTTGTTTTCCGCTTCGCCTCACGCTTGCGGCGCGCGCCGGACGTCGTCGGCTTGGCTCGACGTACCGCATGCGTGCAGCAGATGAGATGAATCAGCGAAGGCTTCGTCCGTTGAAGCCTGAAGGTTTCGTCCTTGCCGTCTTGCTGTCGTGGCAACGCTTGCACAGGCCGCGCATGCGGGCCGGATCGTTGGGGTCCAGTCCGGCTTCGATAAGCTCGACGCGTTCGAGCGGCCAATGGTCGGCGATGGTGCTGGGGGCGCCGCACAGGCCATGGTGCCTGCCGCATCCGTCTGGTCCGTCGCCAGGGCAGACGCATCGCGGATCCCTCGCCAGCACACGTGCTCGTGCGAGCCTATGGGCTTTCGAGGTGTATGGATTGCGGCCGCGAGAGCGGCGCTTGTCCTTGGCTTTCCTGCACTCGTCGCACAGGGAGCCGGAGGAGACCAGGTGTGGACAGCCGGAGGTGGAGCATACCTTGTACATCGCGACCCCCATCGACGTAGAGGTGTCCGGCACGCCTCGTACGCGTGCCCACCGTGATGCTCATCACCGTGGTTCTCCCCAGGTGAATCACCCCATGGATGTGGCGCTTGGGAGACTTCGTTGGCGATGGTCATCGCCAGTGGGAAGCATGCCGGACATGGATAATCATAGTGCTTCGTGCTGGAGTCGAACCAGCCACCGGCAGGCCGCATATCGTCAACGGGCAATCAAGGAAAGGAAACCATGACCGGTTAGAGGTCCGCTCATTGGAATCCGCGTCGTCCTGCGGCTCTACCGCTGAGCCTACCGAAGCACGAAGGCCACCCGGCAAACGCCGGATGGCCTCCAATCACGAAAAGACACGAACAAGGCAACCTGTGGCCACCCACAATTCGCGCTCACCATACACATTAAACGGCGAGTGGACATCGAACAAATGTTCGGCGTGTCGCATCAGCCGACGTGCGACGCCACATCAAGCAACCCACCCGCCACCACACGCCACCTGCCAGAGCCAAGGCGCTCGCAGCCATGCAGTCTGCCGGACCGCAACAGCCACTCGACCTGCTTGCGCGACACACGCCGGCCAATGACATTTGAAAGCCACGACGCCAACTCGGCCGGACTGCCGTCCACGGTGCGAGAACGCGCGTCACGCTCATGCTCCGCGACCAACGCCTCCAAATCCAAGCGCACGCCACAGGACGGACAGTCACCGGCCCTCATGCCGAACGGGGCCGCTATCCGCTGGCCGCACTCCGTGCAGGAGACCACCGTCACACGAGGATCGCGCTCGCGCATCATGCCGTCGAGGTCGATGAGCGTGGCGTGCAGGTCGAGCATGAGGTCCGGCGTCCTGTCGCTGGACGCCAAGCTGTTGCGGTTGGAGATGGCCTTGCGCCACGCCTTGCGCCATGATTCCGGCCTGAGCAGGCTGTAGCGGATGTCGATGGTGGAGGCGATATCGAGCATGAGACGCGAGGCGCGCTCCCACTGCTCCTGCCAGTGGGTGCTGATGGGCAGTGGCGCGACTCCGCGTGATGGCGTGTGCGAGCGGCCGCCGATGCGGGCGGTGCGGTCGGCCAGCGCGCGGAGTACCGGAATCACGTGGGCCAGCGAGCCGATGTCCTCGATATACCGGCGCAGGCAGGATTGGCAGATGGCCCATCCAGCCGTGGTTGGATTTCCGCAGTTCGGGCATGGCGTCTCAGTGTCCCTCATGACTTCCTTCGGTTCGAACGTTTGTTCTGCTTAGATTCTACCGTCGGCGAGCGCCGTTTTCGGTGGGATGGTTGTTGATGATGGCGGTTATCTCGTCGGTGGTGCATTGCGGCAGGATTCGGTGGATTTCGGCCGGCGTGTATCCGCGTTCGTGCCATCGGATGATGTCGCGTTCTGTGGATTTCCTCATTTCCGTCCTCGCCTCATTTCACGGTGTTCGATGATGGCGAGCGCCAGGTAGATGGAGAGGAACGCTGGGATCATGAGTATCTCCCTGATGGTCTGGATGATTCGTCTCATGATTCCTCCTTCGTCCGTCCGTTTTCGATTTCGGCGATTTTGCGGACCAGGAGCGTCAGCACGTGTTGCGGAGTGTCTTTCGCCATGGTGATCCACACGTCCCGCAGGTCGCCCCAGTCCGCTGCGGCCAATGCGGTCAGCAGGGCGACGGCCTCGGCCTTGCTCCACTCGTTGGTGGTGAGCGGGACACCGTGCAGGATGGCGTCCTTGACGTACCAGACGGCCTTGGCGAGGTCCTCCGTGCCGTTCCTCCCCTGCCATCGGAAGCAGTATTTGACGGCGTTGCCCCAGTCGAAACTGAGGATTCTGGTCAGTTCGATGCATTCGAACGGGCCTTGGCGGTAGTAGTCGGGATTGGTGCTGTCACTCATCGGTGCCCCCCTTGAATGGATTGTCGGCGGTGTGAGGAGGGAAGTCGCATTGCTGGTCGGTCCATCCGGCGGAGTATCCAGCCTCCCATGCCTGTGCGAGCTGCCGGCGGCGCTCGCCGGATTCGATGAGGTCGTACATGTCGCTCATGCGTCCTCCTCCGTCCCGTCCCGCTGGTCCATGAGCATGAGACTGCTCTTGCAGCATGAAACGGCATTGGAGTACGCAGCCACGCGTCCGAGGTTGAACTGCACGTCCCCCATGTCACGCCGATGGCTCATCAGGTCGATGTACATCGCCTTGTTGAGGTGGTCATCAAGTTCGGAAAGCAGTTCTCTCATCCCCTTCACATCCATCGACTCGGCGCTCGCCGGCGGATCATCTGGTTCGAACGGATGTTTGGCGGCGATGGCGTCGCGCACTGCTATGGCGGTCTCGTCGTCCTCGAAGACGAGGTCCACGCATCCGGTTTTGGCGCTCACGGTCGGCGTGCGCGAGCAGTTGGTGTCGATGATGCTGAGCATGTGGTTTCGCTTTTCGTACTGGGCTTTTATCATGATTCCTTCTTCTTGTTTTCCGTGGCTTCCCACCATGCGCGGCGATAGAGCAGTCTTACCGTCCAGGCGGGCGTTTCCGTCCAGACGGTCAGCCGCGTCGACACGGCGGAGAGTCTCCACCATCTGCCGCAGACGGCGCATTGCTCAATGCGCTGCCGGGGCAGGCGCTCAAGGCCCGGCCCGATGCCGTTGCTGGCGCAGATGGCGGCTCCGAGGTGATTCCTGCACAGGTGCGGCGATCGGCCCTTCATTCGTCCGCCTTCGACTGCGACAGGAGCCACTGCTCGTAAAGGCGGTAGGAGTCCAGCGAGACGGTCCTAACCGGATCGAACTTCAGCCGCCACATGCAGTCGGCGCACACCTCGTCGACTGTCTTAATCTGCGCGCCATAGACGAGGCTCACGGAATAGACGAGACTCGAGCAGCGCCGGCCGCACAGATCGCACCTGTGCGTGCCCTGCATGACCAGCTCGTCGCGCGGTGGTAGAAACGGGTTCTCCGCATCGCTCTCATCGACCGATCTGGCGAGCGCCATCCGAATCCGTTCTCTGGCGTAGAGGTAGGCGTGGAATCGGATTGATGGGCTTTCCTTGAGATTGCGGAAGTCGTCGGTTATCGGCACTCCCGCGAGTTCAAGTTCCCTTCTGGCGAGCTTGTTGAGTATGGATACGGCGAGTTCCGCGCCGGTGTCTTTCATTGCGTCTCCTTGCTTCGTAGCGTGTCGAGAGCCATTTCTTCCGCCTTTATCCTGTCTATGCCGAGCGCGGTGAGCCGGTCCGTCTCCCGTTTGAGCCATTCGGTCTCGGCGTAGCAGACGCGTCTGGCGCTTTCGAGTCCCTTGAGGTGCATGACGGCGATGGCGGTGGCCTTCCGCAGGGCTCCATGTCTGGTGATGGCGTGGCATGTGCCCCACACGCGCCAGAGCATGTCGTCCGGCGGTGATGTGATGCACGCCTTCCAGAGGAGACCGCGCATTTCCAGGTCGATGACGAGTGCGAAATGGTCGGACCGCACCAGCGCGTCGCTCATGACTCCTCCTTCTCGAGCGCGTCGGACATGGCGGAGCACATGCCGGTGACGACGGCCATGGCGGCCATGACGGTGATGTCCTTCCTCAGCACGTTCTGCGAGGCCAGATACCGCATGGCGGCGTCGATCTCGCGTTCGGTGGGACGGGCTATCAGTCCCGCGCGGTACCCGTCCGCGTAGGACCGGACGGCCACATCCCCTATCGGCGAGAGGTCCTTCGGCGACCTGGCGAGAAGCTCCACACGCTCCCTCTCGACCCTTTCATCCAACATGCTCATATCCTGTCCCTTCCCTTTTTCCTGATGACGGTGCGGCGCCCGGTGACGCAGTCCTCCAACACGGCCTCACCCTTATACTCGGCGAGCGCCTTGGCCATGGCGAGCGCCTCGTCGGGCTCGGTGAGTATCTCGACGATCTCGCCGTCGACGATGACGTAGATCACCTGTCCTCCTCGTCCCGCGCTCGCAGGCTGTTGCGTCTGCGCTGGCGTTCGGATTTGCGGTCGATCCATGCGTGGATGTCCTCGTCGCTGATGTCGTACATGCGTTGCAGTTGGTAGATGCTGATGGTCACGTCGGCCATCTCCTCGGCGAGGTTGTTGTCGAGGTCGAGATCTCCGCGGAGGCGTTTGCTGATCGCCTGTATGAGTTCGGAGAGCTCCTCCATGCATACGACGCTTTGGATTGCGGTTCCGTTGATTCTGATGGTTTCGTCCCAGGTCTCGTGGTTGGTCATTTCCGTGTCCTTTCGTGGTCTGTGGTGTCGTCTCCGGCGATGATGAGGTTGTGGCATCCGTCGACGATGTATTCCCTGCAGTCGGTCTTGCGCATGCCGGCATTGCGGACGGCGCGCCATCCGGCGATGGCGAACAGGATGGTCAGCAGCAGGAAGAGCAGCGCCTGCGGCCAGCGGCCGATGGCGAGGTCGATGCCGGCGGCGGCGCCTTCGAGGGCGATGCTGGCGGCGGCGAGCGCGTATGGTTTTGAGTCCATGTCGGATTGTTCGGTGATGGTTATGACGATTCCCTTGTGCGTCGTGTCCATTCGTGGTTTCCTTTCGTGGTGGGTTTCATTCCTGCGGGTTGTCGGGGCCGTTGTGGTCTCCTCCGAGCCATGCGATGAAGATGGCGGTGAGGAGGATGAATGCGGCGAGTCCGTCCATCAGTCCTTGTCCTTCCTGATCCGGAGGAGGCGGAGGTAGTGGCGGTAGTCGGTGATGTCGCGGTCGAGGCAGTCCTCGACGCGATGGCGGCTTCCGTCGTGGCGGTATGGGTCGGGTCCGCCGAGGACGGTGATGAGCCGGCGGATGGCGCTCATGTCGTATTTGCGGTAGCTGAGGCCGCTCAGGTCGACGCCGAGGCGTTCGAGGAAGGCGAGGTCGAAGTCGACGTTGGTGCCGGTGGGCACGAGGTGGAAGCGCTGCTGGAGCGATTCGAGGTATTCCTCGACGGCGTTGGCGACGGCGGATGGTCCGTGCTGCATGGTGCTGGCCTTGCGCACCTCGTCGAGCAGGCCGTTGGCGGTGTGCGTGTCCCATGCCCACAGGCTGATGCATGCGAGGTCGATGGTGCCGGGCCGGACGATGGTGTGGAGGCGCCCGTAGTCGCTGGTGGCGGTCTGGTCGGTGCATGCCATGCCGATCTCGAGGAGCTGCGCGGTGGCGCGGTCGGGGCCGGTGGTCTCCACGTCGATCCAGAGGAGCGCGTCGGGTCTGGTGTCGCTGGCGGTGGCCATGTCAGTCGTCCTCCCCGTCGAGCCTCATGGCGATGATGCGGTCCATGAAGGCGTTCTTCCTGGCCTTCTCGGCGAGGAGCTTGTCGGACTGGTCGAGGTTCTCGCACGCGTTGCGCATGCTGTGCGCCCTGTCGGTGACCTTGCGGTTGAGGTGCAGGATAAGGCTGGCGGCCTCGTCGACGATGATGTCGTCGCTGCCGATGAGCGACGCCGCGTACGCGTCGAGTCTTCCGGCGGCCCGCTGCAGGTCGGTGACGAGCCTGTCGAGCTGTGCGGCCGCGTCGAGGCGTCCGAGGCTCCTGTCGAGGTCGGCGGGCGACGTCCGCCCGGATTCCGTGGTCTCGTTCTGGTCTTCCATGGTGTTTCCTTTCGGTTTGTCTGGTTTTCAGGATCTTTGTTCGAGTGTGAGTATCGATTCGAATGGGGGCAGGAGGATGTTGTCCCTGCCGGACGCGGTCAGCGGGATGACGGGGATGCCGAGCGTCATGTCGACCTGGTACGGCATCGGCAGTCCGGTGCGTGCCGTCATGGGCGCGAGCCTTCCGTCGACCACGCCGGAGGGCGTGTAGGCGACGTACCGCATACCCTCGAGCTGGGATTCGTCCATGCGCCTCCAGTCGACGTGGGCGAACACGTGTCCGCGGGCCCTCATGCCGCGCCTCCGTCCAGGGCCACGACTCCCGCGTCGGCGAGCGCCTTGGATGCCTTGTCCGGGTCGAGGCCGTTGTTGAGCATGTCGGCAAGGGCGCAGGCGGCTTCGTCGGGTGTGGCGGTGGCGTCGGTGCGGTCGAGGAGGCTGAGGACGTGGCCGCATGCCCAGGTGTGCGTGTGGGTCTTCGGCTTGGGGGCGGGTTTGCCGGAGTGGGCGGGTCGGCCTTCGGCGAGTTGTCGGGATTCGCTGCGGATCCATTCGAAGAAGGCGTTGTCGAGTCCGTCGAGGGTGGGCTTGTAACCGTAGTGTTCCAGGCCTTTGGCGTGGAGTTTGAGACGGAAGGTGGTGGCGAGTTCGTCGAGGTCGACGCGTGGCCGGCCTTTGCCGGCGAGTTCGTCCGCGACTCCCTGGTGTGCTTCGGTCGGCGTCCATGTGTCGATGAGCTCGCGTTCCCTGCGTTCGGTTTCGGTCTCGTTCGCGGGCGCGCACTCTCTCACGACGATAGGAGTGAGAGAGTTTTGGTTTTGGTTTTGGTTAAAGGTCACGCGTGAGTCACATGTGACATTGTTTTCGGTCACGTGTGACTGCGTGGCTTCGGTGGTTTCGGTGTTCCTGCGGCGGCTCCTGGCCTTGCGCTGTCGTGCGTCCTCCTTGGATTTCTCCACGTCCGCCTTGCTGTTCTGCAGGTCGAGGTAGCCGTGGATGGTCCAGCCGTCATCGTCCTGGTCGAGCAGACCGAGGTCGACGAGCCTGTCGATGGACTCCTCGTCGAAGCCGAGGTTGAAAAGCATGTCGTCCTCGGTGAGTCGTCCGTCGGTGAGCTTGTCGCTGCAGAAGCTGATGGCCATGATCCAGTCGGCGAGCGCCTGTGGGTCCTTTCTGGCGATCTTGCGGATCTTGGTGTTGCGCCAGAGGCCGTTGGACAGGCGTGCGTAGCCTTCGTTGTTTGCCATGTCGTGTCCTTTCGTGCCCGCTACCGGTGGTCGGCCTTTTCGATGCGGATGGTGATGTGGTAGGTGGTTTTGTCCGGACTTGGCGTGCCGGGCCGGTAGTCGGGGCCGATGATGTATTCGGCGTTGTCGTCGGGCCACATGCCGGCCTGGGTTCCCGCGTCGAGGATGGCCTTGACCATTGGCGCGGCGTTTTCGGGGTCGAATCTGCCGTGTGTGAGCGGGTGGATGATGGCGGTGACGTGCACCGGCCAGTCGGTCTCCGTGTCCGCCGGACGCTTGCCTCCGTTCCGGTTGATGTGGTCGAGGAAGATGAGGTGGGCGATGCGTTTGACGGTTTTCTTCCGCTGGTATGGCGTCACCCATGTGCGGCTTCGGCGGTTCTGGGTCCACCAGATGTGCCTACTGATCGGGATGTCGATTTCGATCATCAGAATTCGGACTCCTTCTCCACGTCGTCTCCTGGAGTGCCGAAGGCCCCGAAGGCGGCTCCTCCGTCGGTGGGCTGTCCCCATGGGTCGGTGGCTGGAGCCTGCGGGCCGGCAGTCGGCACCGTGGCTCCGAAGGACGCGCCTCCGGTGTATCCGCCCGCCGCCGGCTGGTGGCCCTGCTGACGGCTGATGCGGGTGACCTGCGCGGTGGCGTAGCGCAGGCTTGGCCCGATCTCGTCCAGCTGCATTTCGATGACGGTGTGGTTGGCTCCCTGCTCGTCCTGCCATGAGCGTTGCGTGAGCCTGCCTTGTGCTATGACGCGCATGCCTTTTGACAGGGTCGAGGCGATGTGCGTGGCGAAATCCCCCCACGCGGTGCAGCGCAGGAAGAGCGCCTGCCCGTCGGTCCACTGGTTCGTCTGCTTGTCGAAGACGCGTGGCGTGGACGCGACGGTCACGTTGCATACCTGCTTGCCGGACTGGGTGGTGCGCAGTTCGGGATCCGCGGTGAGGTTGCCGACGATGGCGAGTGTGGTTTCTCCGGCCATGGCGTCCCTCACACCTCCATCGGACGGCAGGACGCGTAGACGAGCGTGGGGCCGTCCGGTTCCGGTGTGGTGATGACCGCATCGAAGCGTCCGCTCGGACGGAAGGCCGCGAGCTTGCCGGTGCGGATGCGACAGCGCATCTGGCGGGCGCGTTCGCGCGGGTCCTTCTGGTCGGCGAAGGTCTTCACGCATGCCCACCGTCCGGCGTGGCGGCGGAGCTGCTCGGCAACGCCGAAGTAACGCGGATTTGGCGTCCTGTTGGGCTGCATGTCGCGCGGGATCTGGTCGAAGTCGACGAACACGAGCTCCTCCCCATCCCCGCCGAGCGGCATATGCTCGGGTTCGGCGGTGACGATGATCGGCTCATGACGCTCCGGAGCCGGATACGTCGCAGCCTTCGAGGCGTCCACCCGTCCGCCGGTCACCTTGGCGATGGCCTCGTCGATGCTGAGACCGTCGTTCTTGGCGATCACCAGCGACGCATGCGCGGCCACGCTGGAATCGATCCGCCTGGACCTCCAGCGGAAGGCGCTGGCGTACTCGCTCTTGCTCAGATCTCGGCGCGGGGTCGCGCAGCGTTCTGCCTGTTCCTGGTCGCTTGCCTTTGGCATTTTTGTGTCCTTTCTGTTGTCGTTGTGACGTTTGGCGGATGCCGTCCGCTGGAGCCCCGAAGAGAAGTGACGAGAGAAGACTCCATCGTTCCCGCGCGGCGAAGCTGAAGAGAAAGCCGCCGGGTGGCGTTGACGGCCGGCATCCCAGTGCCGGAGGGAGGATTCGAACCTCCAGGGGCGTCATGTCCGATTGGGTGTGGCTTCGTGTATGCAATCCGCGCAATGTGATGTGCGGGAAAGTAATGGATAAGGTGATTCAGCCACGCGCCGTCCGGACCGATTGGTCCCGTCCTTGTTCTCCGGCCGGTGTCAGACGCCGAGCATGGACTCGAGTCTGGCGGTCAGGTCGGGCCTCCGTCCGGCCGCCCACGCCATCGCGATGGGCGGGGTGGCCATGGTCAGCCATACGAAGGCCGCGACGTGTTCGAGCGGGTGGTGGCACGCGTCGGTGCCGAACAGCACCCACAGGCACAGGCCCGCGGAGAGCGCTAGGAGGAGGATGGACGCCATGCGCGGCTTGTCGGCTGTGGGTGCGTCGTCTTCGTTGCGGAAGTCGCTGTCGGTCATTTCCGTTCCTTTTTCTGGTCGAGTTCCTTGATGGCGCGTCCGCATTCGCGGCGGATGCGCTGCACTTCGGTCTTGCTGAGGATGATGTCGAAGTGTCCCGTGGAGGTGCGGAAGCTCATCTGCGCCATCGCTCCCCCGGCCTTGTCGGCGAATGTCCTGATCTCGAATCCGCCGTCGTCCATCCAGCTCATCTCACAGCTCCTTGTTGATCGTGTCGACGACGATGTCCACGAGGTCGGCGACGCAGATGTCGACATAGCCGACGATGTGGCCGAGCGGACGTCTCGCGTCGATCTCCTCCCATTCACCGCCGACGGCAGGCCTGATGGCGTCGCCGCACTGGTCAAAGTCGTCGAAGATTGCTTTGACGCAGGCTTTCCTGATGTCCTTCATTTCGTGTCCTTCCGTGTTTTTCAGATTCCGTGTTTCGCTTTGGCGTCGAAGTCCTGCAGGCTCGCGACCTTGACGAGGCGCTTGCCGTGCGGGCCGTTTGGCTGTTTGATCTTGACCTTGCCTTCCTTCGCCATCTTCATGAGCGTCTTCTCGCAGAGCCCGACCATTTCCGCGGCCTCCTTGAGCGGCACCCAGATCAGGTATTTCGGCGGTTCCATCACGTCGGTCATCGTCTATGTCTCCCTCACGCCGCGTCGGCGAGCGCCACGGGGACCATGGGGACTCCGGTGGCGAGTCCGAATCCGTCGACGATTCTGGAGAATTCCAGATACGAGGGGCAGGCGCCTTCGCACAGTTCGTCGAACCTTTGCTGATTGAGTCCGCAGGCCGCGAGAAACGCTTCGTGGCTGAGGTTGCGTTCCTTCTGGAGGTTGTCGAGGAATCCAGGAGAGATTCTCAAAGCTTGCAGTTTGTTTTCGTCTGCCATGTCATCCGTCCTTTCAAATGTTTTCCGTTTCTGGAATACAAATTACCACTGATGGAAAAAATATGCAACTCGATGTGGTACAGTATTTTCCATAAACGGAAAATCTGGAAAGGAGGTGAACATGAAAAATTCATTTGAGGAATGGGTGCAGGAGATCGCCGAAGGCGCGAGCAATCGAGAGATCGCGATGAAGGCCGGTATCCCAATGACCACATTCCACCGCAAATGGACCAAGGGTGAATTCACCGCGGAGGATGCCGTGACGATCGCCCGTGCGTACGGGCGCAATCCAATCGAAGCGCTTGTAGAACAGGGAACACTCACGCCGGACGAAGTCCACAACGCCGGAGTCCACCCAATCGAGGAATTCACGATGCTCGAACTCAGCCGCGAGATGCTCAGGCGCGTGCAGCAACAAGCCGCCGTGCCGGATTATCTCTCGGAGCCAATGGACGGCACGGGCAGAAAGAAGTCCAACTAAACAACACACCCCTGCCGCAAAAGTGGCGACAGGGGTGTTATCTTATCTAAGCTGGAAGCGGGCATCAGAGAAAAGAAAGGGACACCATGTCGTCGAAGAATGGTCTAAGAATACGCCAGCCGCATAAGCTGGGTCTCAATATCAAGGCGCTGGCCAAACGCAACGTAAGTTTTGGATCAGCAGCCATCATCTGCACCGCACTGGTCTTCGCGACCGGACTGGCCACGGCACCAATCGCATACACGGCAGGAGTGAAGTCGGCGAGCGCCAATAGTCAAGCCTCAGACTCGCAGGATTCGCGGGTTGCCGCCGACAGTGGCGAGGAGACTTCATTGGCGAGTGGGTTGTCCGGTTTCTGCGATGGCGATTCCGACCTGATGCCGGCGGCGAGAGTGGAGACGACAGGCCAGTACCTCGGCATCTCAATCGATGGATTCGATAATGTCAAGGCTTTGGACGCGAAGCAATTCTATGCCTACACGCTCATGGTCAAGGATCCCGATGGCACCTGGTACCAAGTGAATCTCACCGACTTCACGGAGTCCGGCGAAACCGAGCGGGAGATAACGAATCTGTCGACGAATGACAGCAACAAGTATCCAGGATGGAATCTCTCCACCGACGACGCCACATTTGAAACCAGCATCCCGGACACGATGATCCATCAAAAGGGCGATAATCCCACCTGGATGCTCGCCCTTACCGTTGATGGCGAAGAGCTGGCGCACTGCCCCGCCGATGGAGACGCCGATTTCGAATAACCGCTAATCCTCCCCCATCGCCTCGAGTTCGGCGAGCCGTGCGCGCAGCCTGGCGATCTCCTGGTCGCGCTCGAACGCCTTCGACGCCGTGGCCGGATCGAGCGTGGAGGCCACCTTGTCGGCGAGCGCCCTCCGTCTTTTTTCGGTGGTGCGTTGGTAGTGGATGGCCATGGTCGGTGTGGTGTGGCCGGCGGCGGCCATGAGTTCGCGGACGGTGGCGCCTTGTTGCGCGAGCATGGTGAGCGCCGTGGCGCGCAGGTCGTGGAATCTGAGGTCAGCGCGGCCTGCTTCGCGGCGGGCGAGGCGGAAGCGGTATCTGAGTCCGCTGCATGTGATTGGGATAGCGCCGCGGCCGGCGCGAAGGTCGCGGATGTCGCGGAAGATCCATGCCTCCGGTCCGTCCTGGACCCACTTGCGGAGGTGTTCTTCGATTTCCGGGATGACGGATTCCGGCAGCGGTTCGGTCCGGCGGCTGCCGGGTGTCTTCGTGTCGCCGACGATGATGCCCGGGATGTCGTCGAGCCTGGTGCGTCGGATGGATATGGTGTGGCGTTCGATATCGATGTCCTGCCTTTGCAGTCCGCAGACCTCTCCGATGCGCAGGCCTCCCGCGGCGATGGCGAGCGTGATGGCGAGGCGGAGGTGTTCGGGCATGGCGTCGTGGATGATCCGGAGTTCTTCTGGCGTCGCCGGCGCGGATCCCTCGCTTTGGTGGAACGCCGGTATCTTGATGTCGAATGGCGAGCGCTGGATGATGGAGTGTCCGTCAACGTCCGGTTTCGCCGCGGCTGTGAGGATCTGCTTGAGATAGACAAGTCTGGACCGGCGTTCGTTATGCGTGACGGCACCGACGAGCGAGTCCGAGTAGACTTGGATGTCCTTGTGGCTGATGCGGCTGATCGGCATGTCGCCGAAGGTTCGGCAGAGGATTCGGGCGTAGCGTTCCGACAGGCGTTTGGTGGCTTCGTGCAGGTCGCCGGATTTCGCGCGGTGGAGGTTCCATTCGTCGACGTATTCGGCGAAGGTCATGGCCTTCTCCCTCTCCTGCTTGCGGCGTATCTTCTCCGGCTGCCAGACTCCGGCCTCGATCCTCTTGCGCGCGGAGGCGAGCCATGCGGCCGCGTCGTCGCGTCCGTCCTGCGTGAGTGGGAAGGTGGTGGTCTGCCGCATCGAGAGTCCCGGCCATTGGTCGAACGCCTCGACCGGGGTCGGATATGACGCCTCGAGGTATTTGGGATTGGTCTTGTTTGGTTTGACGACGATCTTGCCGAACCTGCGCAC